ACGATTGGGCTGACGATCATATATCAGAGGCTAAAAACAATATGGATCAAGTATTTGATTTCTTTATGGGTAAAGCGGATGAAGGTTCAATGGAAATGGATGAGTGGATAATGAGAACACCAAACGGTGAATCATTAGATGAAGATGATGATATGTGTTAATAATTACAAATTAAAAAATAAAATATTATGAAAATTATTATCACAGAAGAACAACTTAAAAAAATTAAATCTGATGACTTTGAAGAATTCGCATCTAAAAGATTTGGTGGGGCTGAAAAAATAGCTAATAACGCCAAAGAAAAAGGTGGTTTTTCTATGTTGACATATCACCATTTTATAGTTAAATTACCATATTATAAAAAAGCATCTGAAGGTAAGTTTAACTTGGAGAAATCTAAAAGTGAGTTAAAAGAACATTTAGATAAATTATGTGGTTTAAGTGAAGATGTAAATATCGGACAAGTAGAGTTTCAAAAACTAGTTGGCTTAATAGAAGTATTAGGTGAATTAATTATTAAACATAAAAAATAATGAAAACTATTTTATTAACTGAAAGTGAATTGATTTATTTAATTGAGAAATGGACGAAGAATTATAAAAAATCTATTAATTGTTCAAATCCAAAAGGTTTCTCCCAAAAAGCACATTGTGCTGGAAGGAAGAAAAGACAACATCACCAACCAACTAAATCTAAATCACCTTTTAAATAAAATAATTAAAAACCCAAATATTTCCTATTCGGGTTTTTTTATTTATAGTTAAACTACAAATGTTAAATATTATGGAAGAAAAAGATTTTTATTACTTTAAGTGTGTTACAACGATGTTAATACCTGACGAAAACTCAGGTAAGGTTAAGAAAAAAAATGAGGAATTTATTGTAAAAGCAGTAAGTCCAACTGATGTGGAAGCCCAAATGGTTCAATTTATGGATGGAACAGTTTATGATTGGAGTATTCAAAGTGTAACTAAAACTAAGGTTGAATCCATCATACAAGATGGAAAAGCAATCTAAAAAACTAAAAACCCTGTAAAATCAGGGTTTTTTTATGTCCTTTTATTTCTATAACAACCCTTGTTAATCAAGGGTTTTTTTATGCCCTATAAAAAATATTTAAGTTAAAATGATGATTTATCGTAAAACCTACTATTTATAATGTAACGAATAAAATCATTTTATAAAAACATGAAAAAAACAAATTCAATTATTGAAGAAGCTCTAATAGAAGCAAGTCAATTAGAGGAAGCAGTTAAAGAAGTAGGAAAGGAAGTTCTAGCGTCAGCTATGAAGCAAGAGATCGAAGATCTTATTAAAGGTTCTTTAACTGAAGAAGAAGAGGTTGAATCACCTGAAATGGATTCTATGGGTATGGAAACACCTGAAATGCCGGAAGTCCCTGAAATGCCAGAAATGGATGATGAAAATCCTGAAATGCCAGAAATGGATGATGAAGAAGGGGATGAGGAAGTTATGGATATGACACAAGCATCAGATACCGATGTAATCAAAGTATTTAAAGCTATGGGTCCAGAAGATTCTATTGAAGTTACTAAAACAGACAACGGAGTTCGTCTTAAAGATGGGGATAAAGAATATATCCTACAAATGGAAGGCGTTGAAGAAATGACTGATGAAGAACTTGATGAATATTTGGATGAAGCCGCGTTTGAGGATTTCGATGATTTAGAAATGGAAATGGATGACGATGACGATGAAGTTCTTTACGATATCGAAATGGATGATGATGAAGATGTTTACCCTGTAGCTGATGGAATGATGGATGAAGATGAGGAATTCGAAAGTTGGATGAGAGAAATGATGGACGAAGATAATGAAGAACTTGATGAATATGGTGACGAACACCCTATCTCTACAAAAGATGCTTTAGAAAAAGAAGAAGTTATGTATGAAATTGAACTTTCTGAAGAAGAAGAAGTTATCGATGAAGATGAGGACGAAGATGAAGATGATGAGGACTTAGAAGAAGCTGCTAGAACATATGGTTTTGGTTCAAAAGACGGTTCTAGAGGTTTAAGAAAAGCAATCACACCTAACAGAAACTATTCTTATAAGAATGGATTTAAGGTTGAATCTTTAAGTAGAAAACTTTCATTGGTTGAATCTGAATTAGAAAGTTATAAAGCTAAAAATGTAGAATACAAAAAAGCTTTATCAACATTAAAAGAAAAGATGAATGAAATGGCTGTTTATTACACCAATCTATCATACACTAACAAATTGTTCACAGAACACACAACAACAAAAAAAGAAAAATTGGACATTCTTAAAAGATTTGATAACGTAAAAAATATCAATGAATCAAAGAGTTTATTCGGAAGTATCACAGATGAATTATCAAATAAGAAATCTATTTCTAACTTAGGTGATTTATCAGAAAGTGTAGACAGAAGTTTAAATTCTAGTTCATCTAAATTAACTGAATCAGTAGTTTATGAAGATCCAAAAATAAAACAAATAAAAGAATTGATGGCTAAATTAAGTCCATCAAGAAAATAATAAATAAAATAAAACAAATAAACAAATAACAACTATGAGTAGTTTTTTATTAAAGTCTGGTGAAGTAGGAAACATCGGATTAAAACAAATGAAACTTGTAAGAGAACAAACTATCGAAAAATGGGATAGAATGGGTTTTCTTGAAGGTTTAGATGGTCACACTAAAGATAATGTGGCTCAATTATTCGAAAATCAAGCATCGTTTTTAATTAACGAAGCAACTGCAACAGATGCAGCAGGTTCTTTCGAAACAGTAGTATTCCCTATCATTAGAAGGGTATTCTCAAAATTATTAGCTAACGAAATCGTTTCAGTTCAAGCTTTGAACATGCCGATTGGTAGAATTTTCTACTTCGTTCCTAAAATTTCTCAAAGAATATTATTAGCTGACGGTACTTACGCACATTCAAACCCTTTTGGTTATCCAAATCCAGGAACAGGTGCTCAAGATACTACAACTTTCCAATCAACAAACTTGTACGATGCATACTATGATTCAACTTCAGGTTTAGATAATAACCAATTGTTTGATAGATCTAAAGGTGCTTACCAAGAATTTACAACAAACACATCTGGAAATGGTTTAAAAATCGTTACTTTAACTACATTATCAGCAGGTACTTCTGTATTTAGCACAGTAGCAACTGTAAATATTACAGGTTGTACTAGATATGTGACTTTAGAAGTAACAGGTTTCACATCGGCAGGTGCTGGTAAAATCATCGGTCCAAATGGTAATGAAATGGATTCTGAAGAATTCTTAGCTTCATTCCAAATCTTAAATAACACAGCGTTATATTGTTGTTCAGGTTCAACAGGTGGTGTTGGTTCAGGTAAAGGTCAAACTTTATCATATGCAGCTGATTCTCCTCTTGAATTCAGAGTAGTAACTCAAAAATATTCAAGACAAATTGTTGATTACTGGAAACAAGTTCAAGGAAATTTAGGTGGACAAACGGTTCAATCTTCAGCTCAAGATGTTTGTACAGCAACCGGATTGATGTATGTTGAAGTAGATTTAAGTTGTCCAGCTTGTGTCACTTGTGATTCAGTAGATGGTTATGTTGGAACATACTTACCAGGTACTGCAGGTGAATCAATTTCTAAGTTCTACGCTAAGTGGAGACAATATAGAGAATTAGAATTTGAAGCGGCTTTAGGTGAAGTTTCTTTCGAATTAGATTCAGTAACAATCTCTGTAACAGAAAGAAAATTAAGAGCACAATGGTCTCCTGAAATGGCTCAAGACGTTAGTGCATTCCATAACATTGACGCAGAAGCTGAATTAACAGCTATTTTATCTGAAGAAATCGCAGCAGAAATCGATAGAGAAATCTTGAGAGATTTAAGAAAAGCAGCAGCTTGGAGATTAAGATGGGATTGGAACGGTTGGAAGAGATTCTCAGCAGGTCAAGCTCCATACACTCAAAAAGACTGGAACCAAACATTGATTACAGCAATCAATCAAATTTCAGCTCAAATCTTCAAATCAACTTTAAGAGGTGGTGCTAATTGGATAGTTTGTTCAGCTGAAGTTTCAGCAATCTTTGATGATTTACAATACTTCCACGTTTCAAACGCTAACCCTGAAGAAGATCAATACAATATGGGTATTGAAAAAATTGGAACACTTCAAGGAAGATACAAAGTGTATAGAGATCCATACTTCCCAGCTAACAAAGTGTTAATCGGACACAAAGGTTCATCTATGTTAGATACTGGTTATGTATACGCTCCATACGTTCCATTACAATTAACTCCAACTATGTATAATCCATTTACATTCGCACCTATTAAAGGTATCATGACAAGATACGCAACTAAGGTGTTGAACAATAGGTTCTATGGTGTTATCACAGTAGATGGTATCAGAACTTTCAACGTAGCAGAATTAAGATAATCTTAATTGTTAAACTAAATATAAAAGGTGGATTTAAGTCCACCTTTTTTTTTGCTATTAACTATTTATAACATATGAACAAACTGCGTAAAATTATTAAAGAACAATTATTATTAGAAAAAAAAATTGCAGTACTTACCTCTAAAATAGAAGTATCTTTTAAATTTGAGGTTGATAGAAGCACACACGCATATTTAAGAAGTAAAAGAACAGATATACCTAATTACGATGAAAGAGAAATATCAAACTCAGAAATAAAGTATATTATTGAGCTATCTATGCGTAAAATAGCGGAATCAATTATGTTAGGTGAAATAAAAGATGGGGTTCCATTTGTTATTAAATCAATACAAAAAGAAATTGCAATTGCTATAGATCCTACACTTATAGGTGGAACTTATTGGAAATTATATGTTCTTACAGTATTTAGAGAATCTGAAGAATTACCTTTCAGGGTTAGTAAAGATCAGGTTGTTATATGGATATAAAAAAACAGGGTTTAGTATCTAAATCGTTCCTACCCTGTTTAAATTAGGGGTTTTCAGTCCTAATCAAATTGTGAATGATTTAATTGTATCTGAATTGTTCCCATCAATCACAATACAAATATAAACAAAATATTTGATATGCCAAAAAAAATTAATCTTTTTTAAAAAATTGTGTATTTATTGTCCAGCAATGAATAAGTAGTTGTTTCAATGAATAAACAATTCAATGATATGGACACAAAACGTAATGCTTCTAAAAATAAAAAGCAAAATAAAACAGAATTATCTTACCTTCATATTGATGATGGCGATGTTCTTCAATCCGTTTGGTTACGATATGATTTTTTTCACTATCCTCAACCTGACCGGTTCATATTGGATTACAGTTTCAATTTTTTACCTCATATCTGGGTGTTTATTCTCTTTATATTTCTACTTGTCTAAAAAAAATAAGAAAATTAGTGAGGAATGAATATTTCTGAAAACACACTATTTATATGTATAAACATAAAAAATTAAATTAAAAATATGGCAGATTTATTAAGCAAAATACCATTACCATTTGAACCGTTAAGAAAAAATAGGTTTATCGTAAGATTCCCATCAACTTTAGGTATTAACGAATGGTATGTTACATCAGCATCAAGACCAACAATAACAATTGAGGGGACAGAAGTTCCATTCTTAAATACTTCTACATATGTAGCGGGTAGATTTAACTGGGGAACAATTGACGTTACATTCAAAGATCCAATTGGACCTTCAGCATCACAAGCACTTATGGAATGGATTCGTTTATGTGCTGAATCAGTAACAGGTCGTATGGGTTACGCAGCGGGATACAAGAAAGACATCGATTTAGAATTATTAGATCCACCAGGAGCTGTTGTTCAAAAATGGAGATTAGAAGGAACATTTATTACATCAGCTAATTTCGGTTCATTAGATTATAGTTCTAGTGATATTGCAGATATTGCAGTAACATTAAGACCCGATAGATGTATTTTAGTTTATTGATTTTTTAATCAGATGTGTTATAAACGAGTAGCTATAATTGATGAGGATATACT